AGAAGAACTTGAATCTCCTGTATCAACAACCTGACCAACTGTAGTTGGACGATCTGCATCACTTATATCTGACCATTTAACTGAATTTCCACCTGAAAATCCTGAACCTTTAGTCCATCCACTGACACTATAGTACCATTGTTGTCCATTGGGATCAGTTGTCCAAGTTCCTATGGTTACTGCCATGTTATTTTTCTACCATTGTGCGACTTTTTTTAGTTCCATATCCTTTAACGACGCTTCTTGCTTTGATTTTATCATAGAAGTTTTCGTTTGTTTCATCCCAGACAACTTCTTTTGGATATGATTGTTGTCCTGGTTTACCTCTATTATTTCTAACAAAGGTTTCAATTGGCAATAGTATAGATGTTGCCCATTCTTCTGCTGCCAAGTCAAGTAGAAATCCATCTACATGACTAGTTATATATTTATGAAAGCAATTGCGAGGTGCGTCAATTCTTCCATCCATTAGTCTCTTGACAACCCATGCTCTCTTCTTTGGTGACATGTAGTGTAGGTTTAATCCCCAGAACTCATTTCTAGTTGCTTTTATCACATAAACAAGCGGAAATTGATCATAAAATGGTAGTTTCTTAGCAGTTTTTGCTTTGTACTCAAAAATGTACATGTGACCAGATACTGCGTAGCGTCTGATTTGATTGTCATCTTCTTGTTCTTCTGCACCCATACGATCTTGTATCTCATCTCGTATGAGTCTCTCGGGGTTGTCATCAACCTTTAGTGCTAATCTTCTTACAGTATTTCTATACCATAGGTACGATCTTTTCTCTGCACCTGCGGCCGTTTTTACTTTTTCAAATATAGTTTCATAACCAGCGTCCTCTTTTACTACTGGGACTTGTATATCTTTAAATCCTGCTGCCATTGCTTCATACCGCTAAGTGATCCTCTGTGAGTATTAAAAATTTCATCTGCCTATCATCACAGTAGTCCTCAGCAGCATCCCATTTAGAACGGTTTACTGCAAAGGTTAAGGCCTCTCGTTTGTAGGCAGCAGTTCTTTTGTCTTTACCATAAGGAGGTTTTGTTTGTTTTTTTGGTTTAATTTCTACAATATACTTGGATATTTTTCCGCCTTTTCCACGAACTTTAATATAAAAATCGGGATAATATCTATGTACTCTCTTATCTATAGGAGAACGGTATGGTATGATGACTTCCTCACTTCCCCACTCTAAAATGTAGGGTGTGTTGTCACAAAAGACCATGTATTTTCGTTCCCATAGTGATCTATAAACTATTTGAGTTGGATTTCCACGGTACTTTTTGGGGTTCTTTGGTTTATAGAATCCTGAATACGCCATATATAATATAGAATCCATTAGTTATATTTAGAGTGTCAGAACGAGTAACGCAAATAGATCAATTTATGCAGAAGATTGGTAATAAGGGAGGAATGTCCCTTAGTACTGGTTTTGATGTATCTTTTCAATTTGGTGCTGGTACTACATTTAGAGGGGAATTCTATACTGATGGTGATGAACATATAGTTCATATGTTGTGCGATGAAGCACAATTACCAAATGTTCAGTCTGCTACTGGACAGATGAATAGGTATTTGGGTGAAGGACAAGTATATTATCCACACACAAGATTATTTACAGATATTAGTATGGGTTTCCTATGTGATGCTCAGATGACACCGTTTAAGTTTTTCCAGAATTGGTATAATACAATATATGGTGATCAAATGGGTGGTTATGACCGTACTGCTGGTTTTGAAGGTGCGAAATCAACACAACCATTACCAAGAAATCGTGTCAATAGATTGAAATACATGGATGAGTATGTTTCAACATGTAAGATTATGAAGACAGAACCTAATGATGAGTCTTCTAGTGGCAGAGTACCTATTGTTGTCTCCTTGGAGAATTGTTACCCGTATTCTATTGATGCAGTACCTTTGTCTTATGGAACTTCACAGGTTACACGAGTTAATGTAAACTTTTATTATTCAAGACATACTATTGGAGCAGGACTTTAATTTTTAGGCCTGCAAATTCGGTTTTTTGATTCCATAAAACTCGGAAAATTTACACGGCAAATTTTTGCCTCAAAAAGTCGCTATATATAAATATACGACTTGAAATCATTTTTATGGCATTACCAAAGATCGGGTATCCTACGTATGAACTGGAATTACCCTCTACAGGCAAAACTGTCAAATATCGCCCATTTCTTGTAAAAGAGGAAAAGGTGCTTTTAATGGCATTGGAAGGAAAAGACGAAAAACACATAGTTAGTGCAGTTAAGGATTTAATCAAAAATTGTGTTGTTTCACGAATTAAGGTAGAAACGCTTCCAAGCTTTGATTTGGAATATCTGTTTTTAAAGATTAGAGCAGCATCTATCGGAGAAGTCATTAATTTGACTGTTACTTGCCTTGACGACAACAAGACAGAAGTAGAAGCTCAGATTAATATCAACGAAGTTACTGTTAAGAAGGAAAGGGATCATAGTCCTAAAATCATGTTTGACAAGACTACTGGTCTTGTGATGAGATATCCTAGTATGAAGGAATTTGTAGATAGAGAGTTTCTACAGAAGGAAATGAAGACTGAAGAGGTTTATGGATTTATTGCAGATTCTATAGATCAGATTTTTGATGCCGAAGAGGTATATGACAAAACAACAACTACAAAGAAGGAATTCTGTGAATTTGTTGATGGTTTGACCACTAAGCAATTTGAGAAAATTCAACAATTCTATGCTACTGCTCCAAAACTGTCTCATACGTTTAAGGTGACTAATCCTAATACAGGGAAAGAATCTGATTATACGATTGAGGGTCTACAGAGTTTTTTCGCATAGCACTCTTTCAGAACAGTCTGGAAGGGTATTACAGGATTAATTTCGCTCTTATGCAGTACCATAAATACAATTTGAGTGAAATTGAAGATATGATGCCTTGGGAGAAGGAAGTTTATACAACATTCTTAGTCCAATACCTTGATGAACTTAAACAGAAACAAGAACAGGCAAAACACTAGTGGCAGGACTAACTAAAACATGGTCAGGAGATTTAACCGAGGAAATTGCGGGTAGGATTCTTAATGCAATCAATAATTATGATGAGAATAATGTAAAAAAAGCAGCATCTCCTAGTGTTAAGCAAGCAGCAAAGAATTTAGGTAAAGATGATGGTTCTACTAAAGTTACTAGTAGTTCTATAGTTGTTAGAGATACTATTATTCCAGTCCATGTTGAGGTAGTAAATTTAGGGAAGGAAACAAAGAAACTATCTGGCAAGGTAACTGCTATTGGTACAGGACTTGCTGATACCAATAAATTGATTGGTGATCAGAATGCGATGCTAGAGCAGAAGTTTGATACTATATTGGCTCTTCTTAGTGCTGGTGGTGCTGGTGGTGGAGAAGGAGGAACTGCGGGTAGTAGTGGAGGTGCTTCTGGTACTGGAGGAGTTCAAAAAGCATCAATGAATTCTGGTGATAGACTTTTCAAGTTCTTTGGTCAAAAGTTTATGATGAGAGGTGCTAGAGCCTTATTGAGACGTGGATCTAGGATGCTTCCAAGGGGATTGAAGAGAAATCTTCTTAGGATGAGAAATGCTCCTAGAAGATTAAAGAAGAAGGTACTTAGAAAGGCAGTTACTAAGTTTGCGTCTAGTGGTATAACTAAGAAGATTGGAACTAAAATTGGTACTAAGGCTATTACCAAAGGAGTTGGAAAGGGTATTGGTAAAACGTTATTAAAGAAAGTTCCTATATTAGGTGCAGTAATGGGAGCTGCATTTGCTGTTGATAGATTGAGGAAGGGTGATTTTTTAGGTGCAGGACTTGAACTCGCTTCTGGTGTTGCATCTATATTCCCAGGACTTGGTACAGGTATCTCTGTTGGCCTTGATGCAGCATTGGTAGCTAGAGATGTTGCAGGTGAAGGTGGTGGGGAGGAGAAGCAACAACAGAATAATGTTCAATCTAATTCCTCGCAGGGTGGAAGTAGAACAATTTCAGGTTATGAAAAAGGTAGTGGTGGAACAAATATTTTGGGATTTTTTAGACAATCAGGTTCATTGTTGATTTCATCTATTTTACCAGTTGCAGCAGCGACTGGTACATTAAGAGAGGTCCAAGCGCAGGTTAAAGATGCTGGATTAGATTATGAAATTACTTCTTTACCTCCTCCTCCAATTAACATGGGGGGAGGTAAAAAAGGTAAAATAGAATTACCAGCACAGGTTAAATCTAAAACTCATAGTAATATACCTGGGCTTAAGAAAAATGAGGAAGGGGGAACAGTCCCAAACAATAATAACAATAACAATGGCAATAATGGTAACAATGGCAATAATGGTAACAATGGCAATAATGGTAACAATGGCAATAATGGTAACAATGGCAATAATGGTAATCAACAAATAC